TTATGTCAAAGAGAATGACAAACTTTTTGAATTCACAAAAGCCCAACAAGAAGAGCAACTAGAAGCAGGTGCTAGGGGCGCTCTTATTGGAACCCTCCTTGGTATACCTATAGCCTATTCAGGCCGATCCGCTAAAAAAGCCGCAAAGAAATTTTCTGACAACGTGTTAGATGATCTGGTTAAGAAAAATGTTTCTTTGAATCAACAGGATCAAGAACAAACCCCCAGTGTACAAGCAGAAACTTCTAGTGTAGCAGGAGAAAACTTTATTTTGCATGGAGGCGTGACTGTTCAAAGTGCAACAGCGCAACAAATTGCAAGAAGAAAAAATGAACAGATATTTCAAGAACCTTTTAGGGCGCAGTTCTCTGTTGATAACGCAGGCAATCAAATATTAACTCCTAATTCTGAGTACGAACTGTTTAAAAGAACAGGTCAGATAAGTGATGATCGTATTATTGACGTTGCATTTTTGTTTCAACAATTGGAGAAGGGAAGAAAAGTTGACGTTACTCCAGAAGAGGTAGAGGTATTCAAAGCATACTCACCCGACATTAGGAGAGTAATCCAATCTTTGTTTCAAGGCGATGATCTTCGCTCAATAAAGAAAAGGAATGATAGTAGATTAAAAGGTCAACGAATTGAATCTATATACAATAACGATGTAAACAAAGATATCCAACGTGAATTTGAAAGCACTATAGGCGAACTTGAAAAGGCTATAAATGTAAGATCAGATAGAAGAGAACTAAAAAGAAAAGAATCTTTTACAGGAAGGGAAGCGCCAGTTTTAGGGCCTCCTGAAAAAGCATCTGTTTTATCTCAAAGATATTTTGAAAATCTTGCTAACCAAAAAAAACAAGAAGAAAGAGATAGAAGTCGAGTCACTGACCCTGATACAGTTGAAGCAACAGCCGTTCCTCCCAGACAACCAGACAGGGCTGTTGGTATCTCTTTCGTTCCTGATACACCTCAGGATGAAGCAATTGCTCTTGGGTTTGATAAATTTGGAAGCGTTACCGTTGTTAAACAAGACGGAACACCTGTGGTTGGCAGTAAAGGTACTGTACAGAAAAACACAACATATGAAAATGCAGACTTTGTAATTAAAAAAGCATCCCCTGAAGGTATTTTAGCAACTACTCTTGAAACAACGACTACAAAAAGAGGTTCTTCTTGGGTTGTTATAGACAAAGGAACCGGGAAAATAGTTGACTCTGCTCCCCCCGGAAATAAAGGACAGACAGAAGAACAACTTAAGGAAGGCTTAAGTAATGTTGACAGGTTACTTTTTGAAAAGGGAGAAATTTCTCAAGGTGCTAAAGAAGATTCTTCAGATATTAAATCTAAAGTACTTACACAAGAGTTGTCACAGAAAGGCGTTATTCCAATTAACGAAGGCGATATAGTTAGACGCTACAATAAAAAACAAAAACGTTTTGTTGATGATATTGAGTTTGAAGTTCTTAAAGTTGACAGAGCAAAACAAGGTAATAAAGAAGGAATTAGATATAAGTTAAAGCCCGTAGGGGGGAAAACATTAGAAGGAAGGGCAGAAATAACTGCGTTCCAAACCCCTGATCAGGCTCTTACTCTTTCTGTAGTAAGGTCTTTTGCAGAAATTCAAGAGGGCATTAGAGGA